TAGTGGAGATAATCCTATATTACCTATTTTAGAATTACTAAAAAGAACAGAAATAGTTTTTAAAAGAGATTTAAGAGGTAGATTCATCGGTTCAGAGTTCGAAATAACCATACCTACAAGAGAGCAAATTTTTGCAGTAACACCTTTACCATACGTTGGTGGCCGTAGTTGGTCTGAGGGCATAGAAAGAGGTATCTCTGGATTAGGTTTCTTAATAAGAAAAAAAGCTGGAAGATCAGGATCTGCCATACAAACCCGTGTAAAAGTAAGGAAGGGTAAGTTTCAAAATGTTCCTTACATATCCTCTTTACTTAATAAATATAATAAAAAATTTAAAGATCTAAAATGAAAGAACAATTCCAACATAAGATCACAAACTCATTTATTTTATGGTTTGATAACTTTCTGTTAACTAAGGGCGAGGCATTTAGCAACAAAACAGGAACACTTTTTAACTACACTGATAATAGACTAGATTCTAGATTCACACCATATGGCAGCGCTTACAAACAGTGGGTTACAGACTCCTCAGTAACAGGCGCTACAATACCTTCTGGTGTTTTTATTGATGGAAACTTTTCT